ATCCATTTTGATCTGATACAGTAACAGTATAATCGTCATCAGGTTTAAATGAGTATACACCACTTGGTACTAGGTCAGAAGGAATTCCTGTCGCAGTAAAAGAAGTGTTTTTAGATAATGTGAGAGAATCTGGACCGTAGTTTGCTGGTGCGACTACTTCTAATGAGACTTCTGCTCTTGCACAAGTCTGAGAATTTGGTAAATACCCCATTGTCTTTGCAATAGAAACAACAGAAGATCTTTTTAACGCACTATCGAGGAACATTTCATTAGCAAGAAGATGTGCAAGAGTAGCATTGTAGTGCGTATTATATGCAAGAACATCGAGTAGGACTGACATTGCAGATCCCTCGAAATTATAATCTGAAAATTCATCCTGTGAAGCAAGATATTCTTTCAGGTTTTGCTTGATTCCGTGGAAATCAAGTTCTGTTACTCTAAGTTCTGCCATTTAGCGAGCTCTCTTTAAGAATGTTGAATATGTAATTGGTTCGGGATTGCCGACTACATAGAAACTGATGGTTATGTCATATTGATTAAGGTCAAAATTTGGTGACACCTCAACCAATTCAAGTTTACATCTAGGTTCGAACTGAGTGATCAGAAGCGTAATTTGTGCCTCTAACATGTTTGCAGTAACGAGATCCATAGGTACAAACACCATCATATAAATCGGCGAACCAACAATATAGTTAAACGGTCTTTCACCGTTCGCAGTCAACAATAATATTCTAAGCGATTGCTTAACTGAATTGATGTCAAACTTCATCCCCAAGTCACCCGTTCCAGGATGCGGAGTAAAGGAAAGATCTAAATCTTTGTATATTCTGACTGTCTTCATAATACTTATTTATATGCCTTTTAGTATTTTTTAAACGATCCATTTGCCGAAACACGTTTGTGATTATACATGGTAAAGTGTTGGTATCGATTCCCAGATTGTTTAAATGAGATATGAATCCAGTGTCCGCCCGAAGGTAGATATTCTAGAAGAACTTGATCGTAAGGAACGTTTTTGATAATCCACTGCACAATCTCGTCATGATATTTCGCCTTACTCATACCGTTGAATTTCATATCAACTGCCTGCCCGAGCATATGCTGCGAGGTTGTTGATCCTCCAGATGGAATATAATCTCGGAATCCTGATGTGAAATACATTCCAGGGAACTTAGTTCTGATTGGATCTAAGCAGTTTACTGCCAAACAGCGCATGTTTGCAATCATGTCTGCTTTGCTGAATCCACCATACGCTCTCAACTTACCCTTGACCATTACATCTTTTAAGGTAAATTTATCAGAGATTTTCATCCCATAATTTACGCCATTTGAAATGTTAATATCTGGGAGTTTGGTTCCAGTCTTAGTTACATTACATGCAGTAGGTGCGACCTTTCCGCTTTCTGGACTACTTGATCCATCTTCTCCAGGAGTCGCGCTATCCTCAATACCTGCAGCGTTGCTATCTGCAATACCATCTTCGCCATCATAATCCATACCCTTTGCTTCATCCGGAGAGACACCACCGCCACCTCCAACAAATTCAGGTTCACTTGGAGTCATCGGTGAAACTGGATCTGCAACAATAGTAATATCAGGAGGAGTACCATCCGATGCGGTCACCGCAGAACCTGCGCTTCCAGGATTTACTGTAATGATTGCACCATCAACATTGGTAGCACCACCACCCTTAACATTCATCGTTGAACCTGCTTGGATATTTGTCTTACCAGATGCCTTGATGTTTGTCTCTGCGCCGTAAACATTCGCCTTCGCGTCGGACTTAATGTTAATATCAGAGGTAGCATCAATATTAATCTTGTTGTTGGACAGAATGTCCACGCTTGTCGCAGATCCAAGACGCCAAGAACCTGAAGTGGCAGAGTCAATATTACCATTGACATCCATTGAATAATCACCATCGACGCGAGTAGCAAAGGTTCCTTTGACAGCAAGGTTCATGTTGCCACCGACTTTCCAGTCAACGTTTCCGTGTGTATCGATATTCGTATTACCACCGACTGTAAGATTACAGTTGTTTGCTACATAGATATTACAACTGCCACCAACGTGAACATTTGCCTTGCCTTCGATCGTAATAACACCATTGCGATCGATAACCGTATAACCGTCACCAATAATTTTATTTACCTGCGAACCATCTGGTCGCATTTCTTGGAACGTGCCTGATTTATGATTTAGAGAAACACGTTCTGCATTCGGCGTATCATCAAATTCCATAGTGTGACCAGATTCACTCTGGTAGGTATGGTTGTATGGATACTCAGCAGCAAAGGCAGACTTCGGTTGAGAAACAGACTCGCCTGTTCGACCAGCAATAGGTTTCGAAGTTGTCCTTTGTGCATCATGTTGACCGTGGATCGTTTGATCCTGTGGTAGTGCTTTAGTTTCTCCTGGATTTTTCCCAACCGCGAGTGCATTGACATCACCGTTACCTGCTTCGAGATATTCTTTCTTGGGATAGACATTATTTGGATCTTTATATCCCTTTGTCGGATCAGTATCTCGAAGTCCCTCGTTTGTGGGTTGATTTGCCACAGTTGGTTTTGCCTGAACAAGTTCTGCTGGGTTGGGTGCAGAGATTGTTGGTGATCCAGGTTTTGTTTGTAGAAGATCGTCTAATAATTTGTTTGCCGAAAACCCAACCCCAAAGAAATCCATGGAAGTTTTTCCACTAGAACTGGTTTTAATCAATCCATTTGCGAACTTAATCGCTGTGTCGATTCCCTGACCATTAGCAACAGACAGCATTCCCATGATAACATCTTTGGGTGAATCCGCTGTAATTGCCTTTGCAGAAAGAAGAGATTTGATATTTCTATCGAGCAAAGAAACCATAGCATTGTTTTGGGAAGATGGATCGTTTAAAAATCCACCACCACCGCCGCCAAGATTAGTAATCTGCTCGATGTGAGCATCATCGATAATTTCTGTGACTTCTTTTTCATGTGTATCAACCAAAGAAGTAACTACAGAGACTGCATTCGTTAAATTTTCAACAGAAGGTGCTATTCTGAATGGATCAAAAGAAACATCAATTGCTTCATTTACTGCAGATGTTTTTCTATCAATTTGGTTGGAAACTAATTCAAATGCAACCTTAGTTGCAGATGGAAGTTTGACTGAATTAGTAATTAATGCAGTAGCAGATTTTACCGCAGAAGAAGTAAGTGTCTTTGTTATGGTGTTAACCATTTTATTTGTAGTGCTTAATACTTCATTCGATCCTGAGGCAGATGTTGTCAATGCAATCTTTGTAGTAAGACCAGACCCCTCCTTAGAAAGAGTGTTTTTAACAGAAGAAACTGCGGATCCTACCGAACCGTTTGCTTGGTTGACAACTGTATTTGCAATCGCTGCTGCACTGCCAATTTTCGCAGTCCAGATTTTAGGATCAGCGAGAGCAGCAAAGTTTAGATTATTACCAACATTACCAATGTTCGTTGGAATCGGAAGTCCCAATTTATTAAGAGCATCAAGCGCAAAGTTTTTACCGAGGTTTTTACCAATCAATCCACCAAGACCAAACTTCGCGAGAGAATCAGATGACTGTTCTCTAATCCAAGTTTTCTTTGTCAGTATTGAAATGTCAGGAATATTCTTTTTAATATTCTCTAATGTTTTTTCGATAGCATTAGGCGCGACTGCACCAACAGTCTGTAGGGCCTCGAGATTGAAACCATATGCCCCGACTTTACCACTATCTGAAATTGTAGAATGTGAACCGCCGCCAACATCATGCGCGATGGATCCCATCAATTGCTTAATTTCTGTCGCAGAAAGAACCTTGCTTATTTTAGTATTATCTAAAATTTTAGATAAATCTTGGTTGAGCAGAACATCCAACATCAGATAAAGTTCCCGTTCTTAGTAAAGTTTTCCATAAAGCACTTATATAATTCTCGTTTGTGTTGGTGATTCTTATTAATATCAAGACCAGTTTGTTTAATCAAAATTTCAATGGCATTATCACCAACAAGAG